TATGAGGTTGTGGGCCAGGCGCTTGTCTTCTGGTTGCCGTCGGTGCGGCTGCAATTCACCACAACGGAGAGAGCACTGCGTAACCTGGCACCGATCTGGCCGCCGGTCGGTTTGTACTGGATTCTTCCCCAGCCACTGGCCCGGACAACAAAGCTTCTATGTGCGTTCCAACCAGTGCTCTTTCCTGTTGTGAGCGATTCACCCGCCCCGGTTCGGCAGCGCTACCTTGCCGGGGCGAATGAAAAGGGCAGTTACGTTGCCAGTCGGCTTATTGGTCTGGACTGTAGCGTCAGGTGCAGCCGCGCGGGGTTTGCTCACCGCCCCAGGTTCTCCCCGCTATTCTTTAGCGCGAAACCTGAGAAAAACGCCTTCAAGACTTTCGGCTTTCGCCATGTTCTTGAGGTATCTTCGGGCGGGGTGCTAAGGGGGTGATTAGTCCTTATCCCTAGCACTCCTGCTGGTTTTGGGTATTCCTGGCTTGGGTATCGCCACCAGCTATAGGAATCTGACTATGAGTTGCGCTTAATCAGGCCGCACCTCTGTTACCCCTCCCGAAGACACCTCGCAGCGAATCATCCGGTCACTCATATGCCACCGGCGGCTACTTCGTGGGCGTCCTGCCTGTTCGCTGTTGATGCTTAGAGTATGCGCACGAGAATAAAATTAGTCAACAGAGAATAATAAAAAGTATTCCTATGGGATTTTGTCCGCAGCAGGCCTGAGTGAATTTTTTTGCAGAAGTTGCTATATCGTGCTTATATACTGGATAGGTATACAGTTAAATTTGCCTGACTGATAACAGATTCACAGGCGAGTAAGGGGGGCAGTATGGGGACGTGGTTAGTCAGAACAGAGGCCGGAAAGTTTGATTACTCTCCAGCTTCTGACAGTGAGGTGGTTCACTTATTCAATTCAGGGATGAAGACTTGCATTATTGGGCCGACCACATCTTCTGGTGACCGTACCGATGCCAATGGGATCCGAGGGTCGTCTACTGATAGAAAACCTGCTCCATCCCCTGATATGTGATATCTGAAGACAGAGATAACACCAGAAATTGAGGTGAGAACGAGATCGTTGGTGGCTGGCTTCTGTTGGGGATTTACGATCACCACTGCCCCGGTAGGAGCTTGAGCTATCCCTGTGTTGCGCTTGATAAAATAGGCGCGATAGTGATCAGGAACTTCAGCAAACCAGGTAACTACTTCGCCGGTATCGCCGTTCTCGTCATAAACCTTTACCAGCTTCGATACATCGACCTTTTGGAGAGATGAGTCACCACCACCAAACATAGAGCCAGCACCATTGATTAGCCAGTCTGCGCTAATCCCTAATGCTGCGGCCAGCTTACCGCTGTGCTTGGAGGTTTTGCTTCCTCCTGCCAGAATTTTAGAAATAACAGATTGTTCAATACCCGCAGCTTTTGCGAGTTTTGTCTGGCTTTGGAAGCCAGTTTCCTTCATGGCCTGAGCCAGTCGTTCGCCTAGTGTTTTCATCCTTCAAAGTTATTCCTGCAAGCATACCCTGTCAAAGTCGCTAGCGACTTGCATAAATCTATTCCCTAAAGCATAATTGAGCATAATTATGAAGGAGGGAATAAACCCATGAATCACGTTATCGAGAAAGCTATCAACATTGCAGGTTCGCAATCTGATCTCGCAAAACAGGTCGGCGTCGGCCAGTCCACGGTAAGTAAGTGGTTAAACGGCGCTGAAATCAGCTCCCGATACATCTCTGCACTCGTTAAGGCAACCAACGGCGAAGTCACTACAGAAGAGATTTTGAAGTCTCTGGCGTCTTCGTCTCCAGCAAATCCTAACCAAACGGCAGCTTAAAAGTAACCACAGAAACAAGGGGTCGACCGTGGATCAAAAGAACTGGCGAAACAAAATGCAGCCTGAGTGGTATTCAGATGCAGTTAAGAAAGTGATTTCCAACTTGCCCGGCGGGTACGAAGAAGCCGTCACTTGGATTGGCAAAAAAGACGGCAAGGAAAAGGAAGGTACCACCCTTGATTCCCTTTTCAATCGCCTTCGCCCTGAGGGTGATCAGATTCTGCCCCTTGGTTGGGCGATCGTGCTTCAGAAAGCTGGTGGCTCCCATCACGTAGCCCATGCTGTCGCTCGTGCTAGCGGGGGCTATTTCATTCCGGGTGGTGAGGTCACTGAGGTAGATAACTCTGACATTAACGAAAAGCTGCTTGAGGCGTTCGAGCAGATCAGTCGCTATTCCGAAGTGTTTCGTGATGCTGTCAAAGACGGGGTGATGGATAAGCAAGAATTTGAGCAGCTCAAAGACGAGCTTTACCTTGCAACCGTCAAGCTCCAGGAGCACTTAAATCTTGGCAGTCGCGTTTATTGCGAGCCAGAAAAGAGTGACGCCCGCGAGTGTGCAGCTCCGGGCGCCGTGGCGTGTCGTAATCAGTGGAGACACAGTACCGCCGCTCGCAACTCATTGCGTTGCCTATGCCTGGTGGCCGCGAGCCGGTTCCGTTTTGCTATGCAGTCAATGTACCAGGCGATCGTGAAATTGTAACCCACGAGTTTGTTGAATGGGCTGTGGGGAACTGGCGCGAGGAGGTTGCGGCGCAATTATGCACGAACTTAACCGATGGTTCCGCGATCACTACGGCGTGCCCGTTAAAGTTATCCGCTGGGAGCCTGAAACCCGACGCGTTATCTACCTGCGTGAAGACTACGAGCATGGCGAGCGCTTCAGTCCACTCGAACAGTTTAAGCGCAAGTTCAGGGAAATAGAGGGCGATCATGAGCACTAAATTAAGCAGCTACGTGTGGGACGGCTGCGCGGCGTCGGGCATGAAATTATCCAGCGTGGCCATCATGGCACGGCTGGCTGATTTCAGCAGCGACGAGGGCGTGTGCTGGCCTTCGATAGAGACCATTGCGCGCCAGCTCGGTGCCGGGCC